CCGGAACCTGACCACCGAGGAAAAGGCCAAGGTTGATAAGATCCTGGCCGATACCCGCGAATTAGATGGAGACATCGAACGAGAAGAACGCCTTCAAACTCTGGAAATGGGCAGAAGCTCATTCAAACCTGCCACCGAAACCAGCGTTAAAGAGAAACGCTCCGCCTTTTTCAAGGCCATGCGCCAGGGTTTGGGGAAAATGAACCAAGAAGAGCGCTCCCTGGTAGAGGATGCCAACGGTCTTTTGATGATGCCCGAGGACCTGGACACCGAAATCTACAAGGCCACTCCGCAATATAGCGTCATCCGCCAGCTGGCCAACGTCCGCCAGACCACCCGTGAGAGGGTTGCCCGCCGGTCTATTACCGATGTGGCTATGGGCTGGGGTAAACTGGAAACCGGTGCTTTGATCACTGAATCCACCCCCGTCATTTCCAAGGATTACATCTATGTCGAAGATCTGACCGGCCTGGTTAAAATCGGCCGCGATGAACTTCAAGACTCCGATGATATACTGGCCACCGTGATCGCCGAGGCAATGGCTCAGAAAAAAGCCGAAGTTGAAGACGCGGCCTTCCTGGTCGGTACTGGCCATGCCAATCAGCAGCCGGACGGCGTGACCCTGGATGCCACCGTGATCGCCAACATGATCGACCTGGACACTGCCGATACCATCACCCCTGACGATCTGATTGATCTGGAATACGCCTTACCCGCCACTTTCAAAAACGGTGCATCTTTTATGATGCATCCGTCCACCGAGGGCATGGTTCGCAAGGCGTTCTTCTCGTTCGATGTCTCCATCTAATTCGCGGGTATCGGCCAGGATCTTATCAACCTTGGCCTTTTCCTCGGTGGTCAGGTTCCGGTTTTCCTTTTCAGAAAGACCGGTGATGGTGCGGGCTTCAGTTACCATCCCGCCCTTTTTTTGTTTTAACAGTTCAATGTTCTTCACTGAAAGACCTCCATAATATTTTTATGTTAATTCGGCGATATCAATTTTCCGCTTGTATAAATCCAGGCTTTCGTCAGCCCGCGCTTCCGGCGCTGGCCCCTGATCGACCGGTTTGTTTTCAGCTTCTTTGACTGCCGTTAAATAATCTCGTACCTCGGCTGAGGTTTGGGGATATGCCGGATAGGTGACCGGAGACACATCAAATAGGCGGACTTCATGAAGCGTCCGTGTACTATCTTTGCCTTTTTCGTGTTGCCAGGAATCCTTGATAACGTTGAACCCGAATGACATTTGAGTGATATCGCCGCGCTGAATACTCTCCATGATGCCCGAAGCCCAATCTGGCGGGTCGATTTCAATGCCTAGCCCTTTGTCATCCTCGGTTAAAGTTAGGGTCCCCGCCTTGTTTCTACCGAGGACATAGTTAACATCGTGGTTGAGTAATGCCCGGACATCATCCTTTTCGATGCTTTTCTTAAATGTACCGGGCGCAATTTTCTCTCTGAATCCTCCAAGGTCTTCTGAGAGTTTGTCAAAGACGGCGGCATAGCCTCTGATTCTGGGCTTTTTATCTGTTTCGTTTATCAACCTCAACTCTATTAAATCTAGATTTCGTCTTTCGATTTCGTTTTTCATGATTAGCCTCCGTTAAAGTTTGGGCATTCCGCCCCGCAATTTTCCTGAAATACACCCTCTTTGTCCGTGCTGCATCTGGCAATATCGGTATCATCGGTCTTGTAATTCGAGCAATAATCCCTCATTCTGAGGTTTACCCAGTTCAAACCCTCAAAGTTGGCCATGTTTAAATTAACTAAAGCCTTTTTGGATTGCTCAACATAGCGTTTAACAAATCCGGGGGGTTGACCGATTGGGACCTGTTTGTTGATAAAGTCCTCAAAATCCCGATAGTAATCAGGCAACCATGCCTCAAATGTGTCGGGATTCTTTTTGTAGGCTCGGATTAAATTCTGTTTTTCGCGTTCGGCGATCCGCTTAATAGCATCGGATAGTAAGGACCTGGCAGGTTGCTGGGCTTTAATTGCGCCTCTATTGAGTACATCATCAACCCTATCAACGGGTATCATGTTGGCCTGCGTATAATATCGATCACCGAGTGTGCCAGGCATGGGGTTCATGTCCTCTTTTTCCATGATTTGATTTGGTGTAATGGAACTGATGTAAAATAGTTTTGTGTAGAAGTCCGCTCTGGAAGCTGCATTACCCCGTAAAAGCCCCTCAAGATTATGTTTGCTATATAAACCTTCAGTTAATAATTTGCGATCGTATTCCTGTTCCCAATTAACTGCCCAGGGCAATATCGTATCGGTCACAAATTCTATGTTCTGCTCTTCAATATTGCTGAATGTGGCATGCGTCATTGCCCCGATTTTATGTTGCTGGACATTAAACATCCGAGCAATATCCTCAATCTGGAAAGCTCGTGTTTCGATAAATTGTGCTTCATTAGGCGGAATACCAACTTTTTGATACTTCATGCCCTCTTCGAGTAGAAGTAAGCGGCTGGAATTACCGAGTCCTGCATATTTCTCATTGAGTGACCTACGTAGTTTTTCAGAACCTTCATTGGTTAACTTGCCTGGGTGCTCCGCTACCCCGCCGACATTCATGCCGTTGCCGAAAAAAGCTCCGCCAAATTGCTCTGCGGCTATTGAAATACCGATAGATTCAGCGTGTTGGCGGATGATGGATAAACCTTGCATCCCATCCGTACCGAGTCCCATAACGTGAAATATCCTGTAGGGCTGAAGGTTTTTTTGTTCGCCCGTGCCCGGCATGGTTACTTGATAATATAATTCTTTATTCTGAGTCCGCATAGGTCTACAACACCACGCGGGGATAGGCCAGAGTGCAACTTGTTGACCGAAATTATCAAATTCTATTTCCGCATAAGCATTACCGTGTATACACGCCTGTACCATCCCGGTTGATTTAAAAGTAAACGCTGTTATTTCAGGGTTAGGCGCTTTTAAAAGCATATTATAGACGGGCAGGTCAATCGCTTTTTCGCTTCCTCCGCCAACTTTTGTCCTAAAAGTATGTACTGGCATAGAAGCTAATGACCACGCTAAGACTCTCACACACGCCCAGACCGCCGATGTTTTCATAGCAGATTCAGGGGTAACGGAGACGCCGGAGCTAACGCGGGAGCCGCCCAATCCCAACCAATAGGCCGGATTGCGGACATTAAGTTCGCGTTGTTCAGGACGGTTCTTGGCTGCCTCGTGAGCTTCCTGCGTATGTTTTAATGCAATTTCATAAGCTGAATCCATAATTTACTCCGTTTAAAAGACCTGGACTTCCTGAGTTTCAAATTAAATATACTTGTGTTATAATAAGGATATGATTAAATTATGTGAATGTGGATGCGGCAACCCAGCACCAATAGCTAAATATACCCAAAAAAAATATGGGCATATTAAAGGCCAACCAACTAGATTTATTCTTGGACATAGTTATAAAAAAATGCTAACCAAAGAGGCACAAGAAAAATCTAGGATGTCACACATCGGTTTTAAGCACACACTTGCATCAAGAAAACTCATGTCTGATATAGCAAAGGCTAACGGAGTTAAGCCATCACTCGAAACTATTATTAAAGCTCATCTCGGTAAACGTATTAGAGAGAAAAATAATAGCTGGAAAGGTGGTATCACTTATACTTCAGGTTATTTATGTAGATATAATCCAGACCACCCACGCTCGCACCCTAACGGATATGTGTATGAGCACATCTTGATAGTTGAAAAGGTATTAGGCCGTTCCTTAACCTTAAAAGAAGTTGTTCATCACATAGACGGAAACAAACTTAATAACAATCCTGATAATCTACAGATTATGAGTTCACAAAGTGAGCACAGGAAAGCCCATCAAAAACATTTAACGTCCTGCGTTTCGTAGATGGACTTTCCATCATCCAGCGGGTGTAGAGTTGCCCGACCCAGGCCCATCACCATAGCAACGAAACCATCAATTCTCTGAGTTGCTTTGGATTTATCAGGCTTCAGATTATCGGCTGCGTCCGCCGTGACAACAACGTTATCGCAACACCATCGGAGTACTGGGTTTCCTCCGTGTTCGATTTTCTTGGCTAAAACCAGATTCATTAATTCTTTTGTTGGAGACGACATGGACACATACCCCTGCCCAAAATCAACAAGTAGGGGATTGGACTCTCCTGCTTGCTTGGGATCTCTGACGAATCCATCTTCTTGTAGATCTGTCACCAATAAGGCCGCCCCATATCGATCAAACGCCAACTCTTTAATTTTGTATAATTGCCGATATTCGTTAAGTTTTTGTTGAATAAACGAGTAATCCGTCACATTGCCCGGGGTCGCGGTGATGAATCCCTTTCTCACCCACTCGGAATACGGTACGCGGTCCTTGCGTTCGTGTTCTCTCATCGTATCTTCAGGAATCCAGAAGTGCATTAGAACCTTATAGCGTCCACCTTCAAAGGGGAATATCAAAGATAAGGCGGTTAGGTCCGTGGTTCGGGCTAGATCGAGTCCACCATAACAATCCCGGCCTTTCAGTTCCTCAAGGTCTATAATTCCCTTGCAGGAGTCCCATTTGTCCATTGGCAGCCATCTTTGCACGGAGTTCACCCACTGATTGAGATATAAGCGCCTGAAGGTCATTTCCAGCGCCGGCGTCTCCTGGGCCCGCTTGCATAGGGTTTGCATCTCGTCTAATGTTCTGAATTCACCTAGGGCGGGATTAGCTAGTTTCCAGGTACTTTCATCCTTCCAGTCCGCGTCCTCGGGAACCTGATAAATAATCGGGAGGAAGGTAGGATCTTCGATGATTCCCTTTTCTACCTTGCAGGCGTAATCGTGGATTTCCCAGCCGATAGAGTTCCGGTCATAGCCCGCTGTTGTCATCACAAAAATAAGCGGTTGGCGGCGGGATCCGCCTGAAGTTGTCAGGACGTCCCATAGTTCCCGATCCGGCTGGGCGTGCAGCTCGTCAAATAGTGTGAAATGAGCGTTAAGGCCATGCTTAGAATATGCCTCAGCTGAAAGGACCTGATAATAACTATTGGTCGAGTGGACCACTACCCGCTTCTGGCTGTCAATAATCTTAGCCCGTTTGGCTAGCGCCGGGGCCTGCCGTATCATTGGCTCGGCCGCGTGATAGAGAAGCCCCGCCTGCTGTCTATCACTGGCTGCCGAATAAATCTGCGCGCCAGGTTCGTTGTCGGCAAAGAGTCCATAAAGGGCGATAGCCGCTCCGAGTTCTGTTTTACCGTTTTTCCGCCCAACGGTGACATAGCAGGTGCGATATTGCCGAGCGCCGTCAGGGTTGAGAGTTCCGAAAAGGGTTCGGACAATATCTCTCTGCCAGTCCATTAATTTGAAATTCCTGCCGGCATACTCACCAGTAGCGTGCTTTAACGACTCAATAAAAAAGACCGCTCTTTGCGCGGCCTCTTCGTTGATGGTTGATTTAATTTTCAATTTGGTTTTAGTT